GCCAACTGAGATGAGGTGTTATACAGTTTAAGTCCAACGCTTACGCCTGACATATCGACCGTACCTTTGAAAATCGACGTTCCATTGTTTGCCGTTTGTTCTATACTCGTAAAGTTCAGCTTACTGATATTCTGTATACTCGACAGCTTGGTTCCTAACTCAGTGTTGTCCAACAGGGATGCATTTAAGTAGGTTTTTATCTTGTTTCCATCTATGCCATTAACAGTATCAATATTCGCATTGCTGACAGTCAGCGTCCCATTCGAGATCGTACATCCGCCAATTGTCCCGCTGGTGGCAGTTATCTTTCCCGTTATTTCAGCATCCTTCGCTGTCAGCTTTCCACCGTACGTGACCATGAACGGAAAATCATTACTGCCATTCTCGGTTGTTCTGACATAGAAAGCACCATTGCTTGAAGTGGGACTCGCCGGAGCATTGATACCGGCTCGATACGTTATCCCACCGCTTGCAGCCGAGTCCTTATAGAGCAGATTCGAGCCGATAGTCCAACCGCCAATATTTCCGCCGGTTGCATCAAGCATTTCAGCATGCAGCGTACCGCCATAGTTCACCCGGAACGGATAAGCTGTCGTTCCATTCGTAGTCTTTTCAATGTAGAACGCCGCATTGCTCGTCGTCGCATTCTCAGGAGCACTTACGGCCGCAGTATAATCTCCGGTCGTTTTTGAAAGACGAACAGAGCCTATATTCCATCCAGCAATAGAACCGCTGCTCGCGGTTATTTTTCCTTCGATGTCTGCTTTTGTAGCCTTAAAACTTCCATCATATGAAACGCTGAACGGATAGGTCGTTGTGCTTTCTGTTTCATCTGCAATATAAAACGCCCTGTTCGAAGCTGAAGGACTTGTAGGAGCATTAATTGCAACCCGATAGCCGCCCGTATCGGCAGTAGCTTTGCTGATCTGGGTAGATGATAATGACCAGCCCCCGATCTTGCCCCCAACAGCATTGATATTCGATGCATAGCAGTACCCGTCAAAGCGAACCATGAAAGGCCAGCCCCATTCTCCGGGATTTGACGGCGTTGTTTCATCACGGTTCATGATCGCAAAAGCGATTGTTTGATCCGTCAGGTTTGACGGTCCGTAGAGCCTCGCCCGATACCGCCTGTTATTCACAACGGCATCGTTGTAGATCATATCTGAGCTTAATGTCCAACCGCCGATATCGCCCTTGGTGGCGCGGATACTACCGTCATATTTCAACACGAACGGATAGGTCGTAGTGCTCTCTGTCATATCGGCGATATAAAAAGCACTCGTAGAGGCAGATGCATTGTCGGGAGCGTTCAGAGTGACCTTGTATCCATCGTTATCTTCACTGGTAGACTTGAAGATCTGCGACGACGTTACTTTCCAGCCGCCAATAGCCCCGGAAGTAGCTGTCATTTTCCCTTCGATGTCGGCGTCCTTCGCTGTAAGCTTTCCGCCGTATGTGACCTGGAATACATTTTCCCAGTCACCATACGCTCCGCTTCCATACGTCCTTTTCCGAAGCGACAGGAACGAATTACTGGCTGTCGGAGTACCGGGCGCGTTTACCAATGCCCCGTACTGGACATGCCCGGAGGATGTTCCCGAAGCCGTTTCCTTAGTCAATGAGGTCGTACTGATGTTCCATCCGCCGATGTCCCCGCCGGTTGCATTGAGCTGTTCCGCATGAAGCGTTCCGCCGTAATTGATGAAGAACGGATATTTCGTCTCGCCGTTTTCGGTCTTTGCCAGAAAGAACGCCGCGATATTCGTACTCGGTGATGCAGGCGCATTTATAGCCGCCTTGTATCCCCCTGTTTCCGTTTCTTTATAAATCTGGTACTGCCCGATGTTCCAACCGCCGATCTTGCCTCGTATAGTTTCCATTGAGCCATCGGTATTGATGTGGAAGTAATTGTTCGCCGTAACAGCACCATGAAGGTTGATCTTCTGCGCGTCTATCGTAGCCGTACTGCCGTCTTTCGTTTCCGTAGACAGGTTGATCGCCGCGATAACCCCGTTCTTCTCAACACGCATGTCTATATTCTGCGCGTTCTGCGTGATCTTCGAGTACATCGCGTATGAGCCGACGTGTGTTGATACATACGCATGATCTTCCGTCCCGATCTCAAGCATCGGCAGGAATGTCTTGTTTCTGATTGTGGCACCAGAGTCCACCCAAAGGAAGAGAACGGCGTATTTATACCCTGCCGGGATTTCTACACCCGATCCATAGTCGGATAAAATCGTTCCGGCAGAAGCACTTGACGGGTCTTGCGCACTGGTATAAAACCTTCCTGCGATCCTCCACATGTTATTCCCGCCTGTCGGACAGCCATGCAGCCGATACGCTTTCTGCGGGTCAAGTATGACCGGGCCAACACCGGACACGTCACCGGAATAATAGCTCAAATGATACACGGAATCAGCGGTTGCCGTCCCGTTCGCCTTTATGGAACCATCTGCATTGAGCGTCCATGTTATCCCGCTGCTCTCATATGGGTTCTTGGAGTTAACTTCGCGAAAGTAGCAGTTCGGCACCATATTGACAATGGGCGTTTGTGCGACACGAGCTGAGACTTCGCTTGTGATCCCCTCCGCGTTCTGTGTGATCCTGGTCGTGAGGGCCTTCACACCGCCTCGCGTCGAAATGTACTCATGCTTTTCCGTACCAACCTCAAGCTGTGGATAGAACCGCAGGTTGTTTACGGTCACACCGCTGTAGACAACCAGATAGATATATGCTCTGTCATAACCGACAGGTATCTGCCTCCCGGCTACAGTAGTGCATTCATAAAACACGCCTGCACTGCTGCTTGCCGTGTCTGACGGGGTATAAAACCTTGCGCTGATCTTAAATGTATTTGTACCGCCCTCAGCGGTCAGGCCGGACAGGACGTGCTTTTTCGTCGAGTCCAGTCGAATTGGCGGAACATTACAGCTTTCATCCCATGACGCGATGGTAAAGGCTGAATTCGCTGTTGCCGTCCCGTTCGCAACAACAGACCCGTCGGCTTTCACGTCCCATGTTATCCCGTTTGATGACCACGGCAGACTTGCGGCGGCCTGCTCGGTGTAATACTGATACGGCATCATGTTTACGATAGCCGAATTCTCGATCCTGGCATTTACCTCTGCCTCGATCAGACCGTCAGTGGCCTTCAGATGCGTGCCCAGTTCTGTTATAGAGTTGCCAACATCAGAAAACTTTTGGATAACAGACTGGCTTCCGACATTTACATATTGAGCGTTAATGCCGACAGCATAGATGCTTTCCAGAATAGCCGTGGCGTCGTAGAAATCCAAACCATACGGCCATGTGCTGCCGCCATCCAGAGATATGGCAATAGCTTCTGCGCCGATCTTTATAATAAGACTGGACTCCGCTTTCAGGGGCTTGTCATGGAAGTAATAGATCACACTCTGATCCGGTTGGGTTTCAGACGTTTCATAAAGCCCCCCCATCGCAGTTACAGTATTCTCCAGATCCGACATGGCCTGCTCTATCGGCGTGAGCTGCTGTTCTGTATATTCCTGGGTATATTTCCGCATCGCGATGATTGCGGATGACAGCTCCGAGTTCCTTTTACTGCTGTTTACAGCAGGGGTTGCCGCGTCGCAGGACAGTTTCTGCTCTCCCGACAGTGAGAAGACGCTGGTCGTCACTAAAGCAGTGTAGGTGTTTCCACCGTCAACCACCTGGATCATGTCGCCGGCTTCCAGCGCCGCATCGCTTCTGCATCCGATGCTGAGCGGGCGGAATGTAAGTCCGATCAGTTTTGCCGCGAGATCGTTCACAAAAGCCTGTGCCGTTTCTACGGTGATGACCGGATTGTCCTTGAATGCCAGGACATAGCCTTCTTCTCCAGCAGAATATTCCATTCCGCCTTCGCCTTCATACCGGATGCCGGTAATAACCACATCATCCGTGCAGATGCTTTTGCTTCTGAGGGAACTGATCGTCTTGTCAACAGTGCTGTGAAACCACCTGAATTCGATAGTGCCGTTCTCATTACAGCGGACGAACTTGCAGTCGCGCTGCGCAATCGCCGACAGCATTTCCCGATAAGTTGTATCTTCCGGAATACCTGGAATTCTCACAGCTCCATGTTCAAAACCCGCTGCATCAATTGTCACTCCGCTCTTCTGGGAGATTTCCGTGATAATGGCCGACAGCGCGGCAGGAAAGGTCAGATCGGACTTGTACGCCTGATCGAGGAAGATCATCCTGTCATATGCTGTGATCGCAATCGTGATCCCGGGAGACACCGGCTCATCTACGATGAAAACGCCCTGTTTAATATATTCCGGAGAGCCGTTCACAATGATACCGCTGTAAACCGTCATCACAGCCCCAAAGAAGTTCTTCTCTGAGAAGCGCCCGCTGCGGTTGTTCAGAGAGACGGAGAGCTGGTTGATGATAGCTGCGCCTACTTCAAAAGAGCTGGTTCCGGAGCAGGAGTCCTCGATCTTCAGGGACATCAGGTCCGCAAGGTCGGTGATATCTTCACTCGTACCGTCCTGGTACTGGATGTTGAGCCGGACACAGAACATCCGCGGCTCTTCATTTGCAATTCTATAAGCTGAACTCGTGTTTCTCATTCATGGTTACCTCTGGACAATCTTGACTGATGCCGACCTGAAATAAGTCACATTGTTGAAAGTCCCCATAGGAACCCGGCTGAGCGTTCCGCGATAGGATTCAATCGTCAATGTTTCCACACCGTCGGAGAACGTGATCGGGATATACCCGGCAGCCACGTTATTTTTGATCAGCGCCATTTCCGTTTCCGATAGAATGCCCCAATTGACAGACAGTGTTTTCTTTTCCGCAACGACATCCCCGGAGAACAGTCCGGACAGATCCCGCCCGGAGTCTTCCGACCAGAGGATCTCATTGTCTATTGACAGATCAACAGGGGACGGCAGCTCAGTCGTCCCCACTTTGATATAGATTCTGCTCATACGCACCTCTTATACTGTCACGGTTCCGGTCGTGTACCGACGCTTCAGCTGCTCCTGCTTGTTCATAACCGCTCTTGCGACTTCGAGTGCATCCATCATCAGGACAATATCTCCGCCCTCCTGGATGATCGAGATGATCGTCTGCAGGAGTTCAATAATCCGCTGCAGCATGGCCAGGTTCCCGGCCGCTGCTTCCTGCGCCATCTCCCTGAGTTTTCCTTCCGGAGATACAATTTCACCTTCCCGCTTGTTATCACCGATCACTGCAAGCTGCGGAGTGTTAGCTTCCACATATCCGCCTTGTGCCAGCGTCGGGATCTGCGGAGCAGTCAGCTCACCGATACTAAAGCCAAACTCTTTGCCGCCAAGGAACGGAACCCAGTCAGGGATTTTCCAATGGAGCTTATTCAGCGCTCTGATCATACCGTTAATTCCGCTGACAACACCGCTGATCAGCTTATTGATGAAGCCGATGATCGCATTGATCGGGACTTTCAGGGCATTTTTGATCTTTTCCATGATCCCGGAGATCTTTTCTTTCAGGAATGTGAATGCGTTTACCACTCCGGTTTTTATGGCCTGAATAGTATTTGTAAGCCACTCCTTGGCCCGCTGGATTGCCAGTTTTATTTTCGCGATGATGTTCGTCACGATATTCTGAACTGTGGTTACGATCGCCGTCCATGCCGCAACAAAAGTATTTTTGAAGAAATTGATGATCCCCTCCCCAATGGACCGGATCACACCCCAGACACCGGAGAATACACCTTTGATTCCTTCCCACGCCCTGCTCCAGTCGCCGGAGAACACGCCAATGAAGAAATCAATAATCCCGCTGAATATCTTGATGATATTTTTAACCACGTCTACTATTGTCTGAAAAACGCCTTTTACGATATTCCAGATGTTCTGAATTACCGTTTTAATGATGGGCCAGACATTCTCGATGAATGCACGCGCATAAGGCAGGATGTAGGTCTCCCAGACATATTTGATTGCGTCGCATACCTTTCCCCACCATTCCAGGAAAGCATCGATCAGGGGCTGGATGTTATTTTCATAGACTTCGTGCCACTCGGCAGATATCCCGGAAAGGACCGGAAGTACATCGTTGTTATATCCATCTACCAGCTCGCCGGTCAGGTCGCTGACGCCGTCGGAAAGTGATTCACTCAGGGGATGAATATGCTCATCGTAAGTCTGGTTGATTCCGTCGCCGGTATTATCAACCAGCTCCTTCAGTGTTCCGAGGTCCTGATTGATAATCTCCATCGTCCCGTCAACTGCTGTGGCGAGGGCTTCCTGATTCTCAACGATCGGCTTCGTCAGACCATCTGCCGTATCACGCCCGATCTTGCTGCCAAGCTCTGTCAGGGCCATTCCCGCATCATTGACGACTCCGATCAGGTTGCCCGTAGCCTGCTGCGCGGCTTCTCCGCCAAGCGGCTCAAATATCGTTGCGCAAGCCTCTGCGAAGTTGCCGGCAATCGTTTCGGTTTCAGATCCGATGTCGAACATTGCTGTTACATGGCTTTTAATCCGGTCCTGATTCGCTTCGTCACCAAGATAATACTCCACGCCGCCAACAATATTTTCCGCCGATGATTTTCCGATGCTCGCAATAGCTCCGTTAATCTGCCCGAAGGAGCTCGCTGTCGCATCAAGAAAATTACTTGCCGCCGTCTTAACATCTTCGTCCGAGAAAATGCTCTGAACACTCTCGCCGATTGACGTAAGATCACTGGTGATTCCCGAGAAATCGGTATCCTCCTTGAATCCGGACCAGAAGCCATCGACAAACACACCGGCCAGCTCTTTTGCCTTTTGGACAACCGGACTCAGTTTCTTTTTCAGTGCTTCGAATTTTTTCCCGATCTCATCAGTCGCTTCACTGACCTGATCCTGCCCTGTGATGTAGCCGGACATGTCAATGGCGCTGATATCCGCCCCGGAGACGGGCGAATCTGCCCCGTTTCCGGCCCCGGAATCCGGAGACGATACTTTATTCACCTCATCGAAGGAAGCAAGGAATTTGCTGGCTTTTTTGAGGTTTGCGGCGGTCTCTGCAGTACTGTCTGCCGTTGCTTCCGATGCGTCAGCCGCCTCCATTGCCGCAGCCGAAACCGCTGCTCCGGATGCCTCTTCCTGCTTGCCGAAAAGCGATTCCATCAGCGCTTTGAAAGCATTGGCAAGAGTCATGATCTTCCCGATCAGCTGGTTGATCACCTTAATGACCGGGGTCAGGGCGGCAATCAGCCCCTGGCCGATGGTGGCTTTCAGCTGAGCAAACTGCAGGCTGAGCACCCGGACCTGATTCGCCCATCCGCCGGATGTCCGTGTGAAATCACCCTGGGCCGCTGCAAGCTGATCCTGTACAAAGGCATACCGGAGCGCAACCTTTTCCGCCTCGCTCATCTGTTTTGTGGTCTTGCCGTATCCGTTCGCCATGGCATAAGCGTCAAGCGCTGTCTGGGTCATAACAACACCGAGGCTCTTCAGGCTTTCAGTTTCACCTGTGAATACGGCTTTCAGCTTTGAAAATGCTTCATCCTGCGACAGGTTATAAAATGACGCCACATCACCCGCAAGGGATGTCAGTGTTGTGCCCATGTCATACGCCTGCTGTTCGGAGAAGCCGAATGCTTTGGCCATCGCGCCGATGGTTCCGGTGTACTGCTTCGCCATCGTTTCGGACATACCGATGGATTTCAGGGAATTCCGGGCGAACTCATTGACCTTCTCCGACATACTCGAGAACGTAACATCAACCACGTTCTGGACTTCCTGAAGGTCAGAACCAAGCTCCAGACAGGCCGCACTGAAACCAACGATATTTTTAACCGCAAAAACTGCTGCCAGAGCTCCGGCAGCTTTCTTTGCCAGCGTCTGAATCCCTCCCATTGATTTCCCCAGGGCACTGGCGGCGCTCTTTGCCTGGGATTCGACGCCTTTCATGGCCTTATCAAAGCCCTGTTTATTAACAACGAGATCCAGCCCGATCTGTCCTACGCTCTCTTCTGCCATTTCATCACCTGCTTACTTCGCCAGCTGCATGAAGGCGAACTTAAACTCATCTAAAATCTGCTTCATTGTTTCCGGAGACGACGCCATCTTCTTCACCTTGCGCTTCTGCCACTCCTCATGCATTGCTTTCTGGGATTTCGTAAATCCTTTGATCACGTTTCTGTCCGTCTCGGTCCGGATCGCCACCACCCTGCCGAGCGGGGTTTCCGGGCCGATGCCTGACAGCAGCGCAACAAACTCGTCCCACCGCATCTCCTTAAACTCCTGCGAATGTATTTTCACCCCGTACTGTGCTCTGAAGGACGATATAATCAGGTCGAAGTCCTCAAACAGATCATATCCGGGGTCACCCTTCTCGCGGGGCTTCTTCCTCCGCATCCGTTCCTGTCGCAAGGGAAAGCGCCGATCTGACAAGCGTTATGAAATCTTTGAAGCTCAGATGCCAGCTTTCGATTATCGCACGCTCCTCTTCGCCGAAAAGGAGCTGATACAGCTCTGTCATTTTCTGCGGCGAGGAATCCCCGTCGGTCAGCGCAACCGCTTTCAGAACAGTCGTTGCATCCACATTCACTTCAATTTCTGTATCTTTAACCCGCAAAGCAGGCCGACCTTCAAAGTCCAGTTTTTCTGTGATGTCAACTATTTTCGCCATGTTACCTCCCTGTATGGCAAAGGGGAGAGGTGCCTGTCCTCTCCCCTTCCGTAAAAAAATTCCGGCAAATCAGATTACGCAGCCGGCGTGACCGTGGGCTTTCCGTTCGACATGATATCGAACTCCAGCGGCGCGACACCCGTGGAATCGCCTGCCCCGACGTTCGTGACGTTGATCACGGCACCGCTGAACTGCACGACAGTGCCGTCCGGGAACGTCCACTGGACATCCTTCTCCGCGGCTCTGCCGTTGACAAATGCCAGCGCGGCCACGGCATCGTTGCCGTCGTCACCGACATTCCGCTTTCCGCTGACAGAGATCGTGATCCCCTTTGCGGTCAGCAGTCTTCTCACCCAGCCTTCGGACTCGAACGGCGTCCACTCCTCAACTCCGTTGTCGAAGCTGACAGAGAAGGATTCCATATCGGCAATCGTCTTCCACGATGCTGTACCGGAAGATGCCGTGTTGATCTTAAACTGGTTTTCGTAACAGGGATAAACTCCCGAAGCTACAGACATAACTACTCTCCTTTCGCATAAATGACCGCCGCCTCGATAACCTGCTCGAAGATCCCGGAATCATCCGTCCCGACATCCTGAGGACCGTCCGTGAGCGGCATGATGAATTTGATCGTTTCATTGTTGACCGTTTCTTCCCTTGCGCTCCTGATACGGTCAAACAGGGCGCAGGCCAGCGCCTCCGTTTCTTCATGATCATCGGACCAGTGAACCAGAATGCTGACGTTCTTCACGCCGTAAGACCGAAGCGCGTCCCCGCCGATCGCGGTTCTGTAGGTATCCATACGGCTCAGATTGTAGACGCCGATTGCGTGCTCCGGCTTACTTTCCAGAAGGCCCATGTACACATGATCGTCGGACGTAAAGCCAAGACCCGCGACATAGTCCCGGACTGTTCTTAATGTCATCATACCCCTGTCAGCCTCCTGTAAAGTTCTTTATAAGCCTTCTGCGCGAAGTCCTGTGCTTTCCCGCCCGGAAGCCAGTCTTCAAACCACTTGCCCTTCGCATTCGGGTTTGCGTCTTTGGAATAATTGTATTCCGGATGATAATACAGCCTCCGTGCATACGGCGTCGAATGAACCAGTGAGACAATCCCCTTCGAGGAATTCTTATTATCCACGAAGAAAGACTCATTCTGAAGCGCTCCGGTGTCTCTCGGTACGACCTGCGCCTGAACGATTTCGGTGTGCAGCGCTTCCGCTGTCTGCTCGAGTGCCACGATCTGGGCCCGCTTCAGCTGATCGATTTTCGGAAGATTCATTTTGACCTGTGAACTCACCTTGTTCATTTCAGAAGCACCTCGGTATAATTAACGGTTCCGTCCGGGTTCCTGGCTTTCCGCCCTTCGACGATCTGCCGCTCCTTTCCGAAGACTGTCGCCTTCCCGCCGGAAATGACCGCAAGCTCTGGCACGATATCACCAGGAAACAGCGCCGATCCGGTGATCTCCACCATCTTCTTCTCGTCTGTCAGGATGGTTTTCGCCTTGTCCTGATAATTGCACTTCCCGGTGTATTTGATCCGCGCAAGCGGTCTTCCGTACGGGCTGTAGCCTTCCTGGGCAAACTCCAGCGTGATATCGGTCCGGCAGAGCCTTTTCGGTACAAGACAGGGATATCTCATGGCATCACCTCGCAAGCCTTACGCAGAGCCCGGTCTGCTGCAGCTGACTGTACAGGTCCCGCTGCATGGCGACACCGTTTTCCACATGGACGTTCCAGCTGCTCCCGAAGGACGCCGAAACGCCGTTGATGCTGTAGCCCGACAGGATCATGCTGAGCTCGTCCGCGTTCTCATACTCGAAATCCGCCTGCATGCAGCAGACTTCCCGGATGATCTCCTGCTGGAACTCCGTGAGCGCGCTGATTCCGCCGTAACCGATGATCCTGTTGAACGTCAGCGTGTCAATGTGGCGGGATGCCCGGCGGAGGGCTTTTTCGAGCTCCGCCGCCGGAATGAGCGTTCCGTCGTATGTTTCAGCGTAGTATTCGGCTGTTGCATAGGGTTCATATGCCATGTAAAAGTCCTCTTAGGCTACTTCAGTTGTATCAACATCTACATAGATGCTGTCCACAGCCCCATCCTTGCCGTTCGGGAAGACGAACACATCCGAAAGAGACCGGTTCTGGTACAGATACCCGTCACCCTTCGTATGCGCTCCCGGCTCGAAGTAATAGATACTCGAGATCTTCGGGACGATCTTACAGGTCTGGCCGCAGGCGATCAGGACGTTGATCTTGTGTGCTCCGGTTACCGCTTCCACGTCCTGTGCAGCCGCAACCTTCACGGTCGGCTCGAAACCGCCGTTCGTCGGATTGAAGTTAAAGGAATCGTAGAAACGTTCATCGTCGATGACTTCCATCACCGGTACTCCATCAATGTCAGTGACACGGGTCTCGATCCCGAGTCCGCCCTCCGCGATCTGGGTCATTTCGATCTTTCTGGTAAACCCAGAACAGACCTCCAGCAGATCCATGATCATGCTGGAAACGTACATGATCAGAGCGCCCTGGGCTTTATACCGGCGAAGCTTGCCGGCGCCAAGGAAGGACTTCAGCTTCGTGAAGACGTTCGCTGCGGTATATGCACTAATCGCGGTGGCGCTGTGGTAGCCCGAAAGCGCCTGCGCCTTCGCCGCGATCTTCGAGAAGAACAGCGCATCGGTCTCCGGAACCACCTGCGTCTGCTCAAAGACACGGGAAATGTTCTGGATGGACGCGGTCTTGTTGGTCTCGTCGACATCGGCCTTATCCACGAGGAATTCGATATCTCGGTCATGGGTAAGCGTGAACGGAACATCCGTCTGTGCATAGGTACCGGCATTCCAGCCGCCCGACCTGTTGTGCGGCTTATACCCGGAAACACTCATCTGAGTGAAATGGAAGGTCTTGGCATCAAGCCAGCGGACATTCGAAGTAACAAAGGGAGACGTAAGCGTTCCCTGCATGAGGATCTCGAGGAGCTCCGGCTCCCAGGCCTGTGCATAGTTAAGTGCCATGTGTTTTTACTCCTTTTTCTTAGATGTTGAAGCGGTTCCACTTCTTGGAAGGGATCGCTGTACTATTATTGTTCTGCTGCGGCTGTGCGCCGCCCTGTGGAGATGAACCCTGCTCGCCAGAAGCTCCCAGCCGGAATCCAGTCGCGCCTGCTGCCTGCGGTTTTAATGCCGGAACGTCTTCCAGCACTTTCTGCAGGGCCGCAGTGACTGCATCACTGTTTAACTTCCCGTCTGCACCGATAGCGGCGCTCATGTCAGCGAGTTTGATTACATAAGGGATGCTCTTCGGATCAAGTCCAAGTGATACTGCTGCTATTGTGGCAGCTGATTCGATCTGTGCCGCCTGAACCGCTGCCGTAGCTGACGCAAGCTGTGCCTGCAGTGCCGCAGGGTTCGGCGTGTTCTTTGCTTTCTCTGCCTTAAATGCCGCAATCGCCTGGTTCATTTCTTCCTGGGAAAGTCCCTGCTGCCTGAAATAACCCTTCAGAACCTGATCCTCCGCAACGGACTGTTTTCCGGCAATCAACGAAGCGAGCTTGTCATAGTCTACTGCGCCGCCGTTCTGGTTTCCCGGGCTGTTTGGTGTGCCGCTGCCGTTTTGACCTCCTGTTCCGGAGTTCTGAGTTCCGTTTCCGTCGGCTCCAGCTCCCTGCTGTCCCGATCCGGAAGCCCCGGCGTCTGCATCAAGCATTCTCATTTTGTAAAAGTTCATCTTCTACCTCCAGTTTTTAGGTGTGTCTCACCGTAAAGTCAGTTTTAAGGGTGTCTCCCTGTGATCAGTTGTGTGCTCCGGTGTCTCCGCGTAGTTTTACGACTTCGGTCTATAAGCGCGAAAAAGGCCCTTTTCAGGCCTCTTCGTTCTTTTTCGTTTTCTTCCTCGCCGCAGGCTTCTTCACCGGTTTTTCCGCGGGATTCTCTTTTTCTGCGGGCTCTTCCGGCGGATTCATCGGAAAGTCTTCCTCCTGCTTCTCTTCGGTCGGAAGTACCAGCCCGAGACCGATCAGCTGCTCTGCCCGGTCCTCCGGGACCTCAATCTCCTGACCCGCTTCCCGCAGCATGTAGTCGTTTTTCCTGTCGAAAAAGCTGTTGATAACTCTGATTTTCATGATTCCTCCTTCCTGATCACGACATTTTCCCATTTCTTATAGGCATCGAGGTACAACTCCTCCTTGTCTCCGTTCCAGGTCAGCTCATAATACATGCCGTCGCTAACTGTGGTGGAAAGCAGAGCTTTGTTGTTCTGAAGCGTCTTTGATGCCCAGACAATGAAAACATCTTCCTCCGTGATTTCTTTCCGATCCGTCTTATCTGCCCGGTCATTGTAGTAAGCAACAACCGCAGACACGGCAAGATTGAAAAAGTCCTTGTTTCCCATGTTCTCCTCCTTCATTTTAGCATTAAAAAAGCACCGCTTTCGCGATGCTTTTGAATTCTTTTTTGTAGTTAAAATCAAACGAGTGCCATTCCGTTAAATCACCTCATATTTGTGTTTTAACATCTTTGACAGTTGCCACTCTTTTTGGCTCACATATCCATCATTCTGAAGCCTTCCTAAAACGATCCCAGGGTCTCGGTTTATCTGGTCTGCAAACTTTCTGATCGATTCAATAGAGAACCTGTTCAAAGAGACAAATTCCTGATATTGTGTTGGATTAATTAGTGTATCCGCTGCATACTTGTTTGCTAACTCTTCCTTGTCGCCGGTCTCCTCTTCGAATGAAACTCCGTAATCATCATTCAGAATGTGACCAATCTCATGAAAAAGGGTGAACCAAAATGTATCAGAAAACCGTCTTCTATCACTTACCATTAGCATTACTCTGTTTCCAATTTTCTTGGTTGCTCCATTTAATTGAGATCCCGGTAAATTCGGAACAACCGAAAAAATAACGCCAGCTTTGAGAAATGCCTCTCGCACTATAGGATAAAAGCCCTCATGATTTCTCGTCTGCTCTAATGAAATCTGAATAGCCTCTTGAAGCTTTTTTTTATCGAAACGCTCCGATGCTGTTCCCAGCGCCTCATTCATGGCAATCTGAACCATTACATTTGCTCTAATAATATTCTTTTCTGCCATTGCATGAGTATTGCAGCGAAAACTGACTGCCAAATCGCTTTTTTTAAACACTGTCAGGGTGGCCACTTTAAGAAAACGTCTCAGATATCTAATCTGTTCTGTCGTTTTTCTCTCTAGATCCGGCAATCCAAAGTGCTCCCGAAAATATTTGTAGCCTATACAACGCAGGACTTCCTTTTCTTCATCGATCATTCCTTCAGACTCAAATTCCGCAATTTTCACATCAAAAGCATTTTGTAAATTCAGCCAATAATTCGGCGTAGTTCCAAGCATCCTTGCAAGCTTTATTGCCATATCGACAGAAACGCTTTGTTCGCCCCTGATAAGACAGCTCAGATTCTTTGGGGTTGTATCAAGCCTTTTGGCAAATTCCTCTTGGGTGATGCCACTCTCATCTACAATTTCTTTCAGATAGTAACCAGGATGGAAAGCGACACTATCCTTATACTCAAAAATATTACTCATAATGTTTACTTACCTCCTCTATCTTAATTACTTTCACAATCGTAGCTATCTCGTCAATGGATTCTTCACCAAATCGCTCTTGTAACTGGTTAAGCGGTACAATAATGATCCTCCACTGTTCTCTAATTGTCTTTACATCTATGGCATATGTTCCCTTTCGCTTCTTTTTCCCTTTATCATGAAGATTATGAAAACGAAAGGAAGGGGTATGAATGATATCGTTCAGACATTCTGCTTGATGAAAAGCATTAACCCTGGACAATAGGCTCTTAGCAAGCATGGCATCTCCGCCAAATAGGCGTTGTGCTTCTCTTAAGCTTGTGCATTGCTTTTCCAGTTTATTAGATGCATAAAGAACTTCCAATTCCATACCTCGGCTTGATATATTACCCATTAGGTAATAATTAGTATAGATTATCATCCTCCTTTTGTCAATATTTATCTGTGCATTTTCCAATCCAATAGTGAACCCACCGCCGGATGTGGCGGTGGGTTCACTCTCATATCTTAGATATATTTCTTCTTTTCTTCCCGTTGTTGCAGATAGTATTCATAACTCTTTTGGGCTTCTTCGGGTGCATCATCATTGATAACCGCTTCTCCGTTTTCCTCGTGCCACCAGTCATCATTGGAGAGCCAGAAGCCATCTAATTTGGGATATTGTACTCTCATGGCAAATCGCCTTCCAATAACTGCTTGGTTCTATATTCAGTAGAGACTTCTTCCCAGTCGTTGTCAAGGAAATTCGTGTATGCGTATGAACTGATCTCTCTTATTTGTTCTCCACTTTCCAGATCTACTCCCGCTTTGATTAGCGCTTGTTCTGATAACGCCTGTTGATGTGCGGTAAATGCATCTAACTATACCATTCGTGAAACAACCCTGGACTTATTGACTTCACTATTGACATAATGACGATAACGTTGTATTATTACAGCGAAAGAGCTCTCGTGATCCACTGGGGTTGCGAGCAGCTCTTTTATTTTTTCTTTAGCACGCGAACAACCTCGTCCCCATTTAGTAATACGATTTCTTCAACAAATTGTGTATTATATGCCGAAAAAACATTCTCAGCCTGAGATATCGCACTCTCTATGCCTGCCTGAACTACGTGATCTGGTTAAAGCTGGAGACTTTATCAAGAATCCAGATGGAGAAATATATCTGATCACGCAGGAAAACAGTGTGGTTCTTAATGGTGTTCGGTGCCTGCAATTATACTATCGCTAAATCCAAACACATCGATCTGGCGCCCGGTGCCCGGTGTGAAATCAAGCCGAAGCACCGGCGCTTTTCCAGCATCCGGGCTTAACTTCTCTGAATAATGATGATATCAGAAATCTTAGCCATATAACCCTCTTTAATGTTTTTACGAACGCGAAACCCATCACTCAGTGATGGGTCGTTGCTGGTTATACTTCAAAAATATCGTCGAATATCGGTTGTGAGGTTATTTATGGTTCTCGCTATAATGGTTCTTAACAAACTCATTTATTTTTTGTATCGCTTCAATCGCTTCAGGTGTTGCTTTTTCAGTAGGGACATACCCTTTCCCTTTTATATGCCTATACATATCAAAATGGGAAAGCACCCACATTTCTTTTATGTAAGTCATTTGAACACCTCCTGAATAATTGCCAACGCATTGTCCCGGATGTCATCCTCTGAGCTCGTCGTTGCAGATAACAATTCACAAATAAGTTCATTGAGATACCCATCTTCATCCATCGTTATACCATAGTTTGATGTTAAAGACAATGCTTTTTTCAAAAATTCTTCATCTGTCTTTTTTTCACACAACCTGAAAATCTGCATTCTCATTCGATGATAATACACATCGTTTGTGTGTTGTAGTACATGACCTATTTCGTGCCATGATACCGCCTTGGCGGTTGTTCCGCGAACAAAGGTCCCGTCTTTAACAGCTTCCTCATAAGCGCGCTCAAGAAATGAGGAATCATCATAAATTCGTTTGTTATAAAAGATCGTGCGGCCCTGACATTCTCCAAAATCTTTTATGTTTCCAAAATCTTGATAGCCTATAAGAATTCCTTTCTTTTTCAATCTTCTCGGCCAATACTCACGCGTTTTTTCGAGCTCATCTAAGATTTCATAGAGCTTATCAACACTTCCTCTATATTGTTCAAATCCTCCAAATTTTGGTTTCTGTAATCCTGAGGCCTTATCACTAAATCTGAATCCTCTCTCCCTTACAGCATCGGAGAATTTTTTCAGATCTTCTGCGCTGATTAACTCGCCTGGAACGGGATAATCGTCTTTAGAAATTGTTTCTTGTGATCTCGATATTTTTGCAGAATTATTAATCTGCTCTGCCCTTTTCTGCCACTCCTCCGCTCGGGCCTCCGCTGCCTTCTTGTTCTCCGGATCGAGCCTCGTGTCCGCGAATCGTTTGAAGCGCTCCGCTTCATGCATTGCCTGCTGCTGCTCTGCCTCCTGCTCCGCGTCTTTCCGGATCTCCTCAACCTCCTCCTTCGTATACTTATCATCCGGCGGTGTCGAGATCCCGGGAAAGTAGGTCGTGTGACTGTCTTTGCATCTTGGATGGTAAAGGCCCGCTGCTACAGCCTCGCTCATCAGTGGATAGTCTCCGTCCTTCCGGCTGCCACCGCTCCACACATCGTCGATCATAACCTTTCCGACAAAGGGAAGGCACTTCGGGCAGGGATTGTCGGATCTCTTGTTGATGATCACCGTATGGATGCCCCATTCCTGACGCATCTCTCCTTCGCCCTGCAGGTAGGCGCGTTTCGACGCGGTTCGGATCGCCATATCCGCGTAATCGGAAAGCGTATGCCTTGCACCGTTTTTATACTCGACACAGTTCAGGCCGGCCATCATGAAGTCCTTCGTAGCCATATCGACGGCTTTCTCGTAGGTGCCGGCGCCGGTGTTTGCATAAACCTGCGCATTAAAGATGATCTGACGGTACCGGTCCTGCGACATCCGAAGTACCGCCGTTTCAGCCTTCTCCATATCGGCTCTCGTGGCCTTAATTAATGCGTTCAGCTTACGGTCATTCACCTTGAAGAAGCGGAGCGCAGCGCCCTTCTGACGATGCAGATCCATGCCTTTTCTGATCGCCTCGAGGATTTCCAGCTCCTGATCCATCCGCCCTGAAGCGTTGGCCTGCCGGATCAGTTCTTCCATCCGCTCATTCAGGTGGTAGAATTCTTTTCCGTATTTTTTCTCGGTCCGGCGCTTGTACTGATCGAGTGCATAGAGCTGCTCCGCCTGCCAGGCTGTCCAATCCATGTCAAGCTGCGTTTCCTGGAAGTGCCGCTTCATATTCCGCATCATGGACGCGATCAGTTCTTCTTCGATCACCCTGAAGGCTGCGCCGATGTCATAGTCTGAATTCAGGGGCATTATTTAACCTCTTCTTCGGGCTGTTCCTCCTGATCGGCTTCTTCGTCCATCTCCTCTGCATCCAGATCTTCCGAAGACGGTGGCTGGAAGCCTATAGAGAAGCCCGCTGCGTCTGTATTTACCGCAGGCTCTTCGATCTCGGCAATGCCCTGCTCCTCTTTCAGACGGGCCACTTCCTCGTTCTTCCATTCCTGGTCTCTGGTATCGCCATACAGTTCTTCTACACTGGCCTCAATGCTCATGATTCCGGCAGATTTCGCCTTTGCGACTGTCTCGACCTGAGACTCGAAGGAAGGATTCGCGTACTCTCCGAACGGGATGTCTACTGACACCTCTTTGATTGCCTGATTGTGCAGCACGCGGTCTCCGTTCACACATGCAGAGATCAGGATCGGCAGCATTTTCTGAAGCGCTCCGACGATCGCATTCCGTGTATAGAGCGTTGTCTTCTCCTTCTCCCGCTGTGCTTCGGCGTTATCAAGCTTCTTGGTGTCGATACCTAGCGTGGACGGAGAGATAATCCCCTGCAGACAGAGGTCCAGTGCTGTGATATAAGTCGCCAGATAGCTGTCATGCGGAATGCCTGGCTGTTCCGTGACGATACGGTTCTGAGCATTCTCCGACATATCCGATCCGGATGCAATATAACGGTTATCGAAAGCATTCGGCTTCATCAGCATTCCTGTTTCCGGATCTCTCGGAATCAGGGATTCGGGAATGTATGTCTTGGCCCGGCCGGAACGAAGGGCGTCCATCCACTGAGACCATGCTTCGTCAAAGGCATCAAAAGAATCCAGCTTATTATCAAAAATCGAGGCCCCGCGTCCTTTGAACTTCGCACTGTCATAGATCTTGAACGGAACCGCGAGGATCAGGCTCTCGTCAAATCTCCACTCCGGGACAATATTCTTTGTAGCCTCGATCGCGTCAAGCGGAACCTGCTTTTCATCCAGGTAAAGCTCGGACCTCACATAGCCGGATCCATAATGCTCTACCAGGACATATTCCTGCTTCTTCACCCGGTATGGCGTCCGGAAGATCACTTCCCTGAGTCTGCCCCGCTGTTTTTCATATTCTACCCGATCACCCGGATACCACTCCAGCAGCGGATGCTGGCTGATGTCTGTATCGAAAGTGATCTTAAAAGCCCCGTCTCCGACAACCAGTGTTTCGCGTAAAGCCGTTTCAAGCTGATCCGGGAATGGATTCGACGGATCGTCGACACCTTTCCAGAGTTCCGCGTCCGTCGGTTCCTTGAAGGCAAAATTATTCATGTCAGCAAGAACGATATTCGAGAGAACCCGGACGATCAGCGCGGGAAGTCCGGTATGGATCTTGCGCATTTCCATGCCGGCCGAGCTTGACGAGGCCCAGAACTTCGTCCGGTCAGCATATTCCTGGTTCTGTGCGTAAAGCTGAGAAAGCTCATTCGCATCGCCCCTGTACCAGATCCTGTTCCGGATCGCCGACAGGTCATAGTCCGCGATCTCCTGTATTGTGATAGACATCGGAGGTGCAGGATTCAGCTGCAGCCAGCTCCGGATGCTCTTTTTGATATTCTCACTCATTCTGTCCAGCCACCTCATTCGGCCTCCTCAAATCCGATCTTCGTACGGTATGGAATCCATCCATACTGACCGGCATTGACTGTATGATCATGCCCGTCTTCGGGCTCGTCCTTATCTTCTTTCCAGCTGTATGTCTCCAGTTCCCGAAGGTGTTCCCTGCAGTCCTCAGTTACCAGGTAAGCGCCCTGCTGAATCCATCCGAGCATCAGCTTGATCCGGTCAATGATCTTTACTTTCTTGTATGACTCATAGAAATCGTAAACCAGGCCGTTCTGTCTCTTGTACTTCCTGGCCTCTGTGATTGTCGCCTGATCCGCGGAGTCAATAAACACTTCCCGTGTGAATCCCCAGTCCTCCTCGCAGTCCTTCAGGAACGCGACGAGCTTCCGTACGGTATCCGACGGGGCCAGCGGGATTGAGAGATCCGCGTTGTTATAGACTTTTTCAGAGAGCACAAACAACCGCCCGTCCTTCGTGATCCCCTGGAAGATAAACGCAATCGTATCCGGAGACTTCGACGAATACGCGGTATCAACGCTGCACACGTATTTCGTGAAGACGATCTTCCCGGAAGGGTTCACATCGGTTTTCATATTCGCCTTTACATATGCTTTCTTTACGACGTTTCTTTCCCTGTCGAAATTCGGGAACACAAGCCCCGTGGCCTTCCCTCTGAGTCCCTGGATTTTATTCTTCCAGAGCTTCGTGCCCCGCGGCGTGTTCTCCATGATCCGCTGCAGCTTTGTTTTCGAGAGACCCGGATTGTCGGCAAAAGAAAAGAACCAGTGCACCCAGCCAGGCTTTGGTTCTTCTGTAAGCTCCTTCAGGATCTCCTCCGGCGTACCGCTCTCCCATTCAGGCAGAGGCCGGCTGTGATTGATATACTCCCTGTACACCGGAAGACTCGGATCGTCCGGATTCAGCGTCGCCATCAGGTAATCGGCACGCATCGCGGCTTCACGGACAAAGTCCATGTCCGCCGTGTTGATCTCGTCGATGTACAGACAGCCGTACTGGCCGCCGAGGGCCTTCTGCCACTTTGTCCGGTCGCCGTAGCCGAGGATATAGATGATCCTGTCCCCGGAGGATGTATGCAGCACGATATGCGGGATCTTGTCGCTCTTCGTGCCGTTGCCGTTATATACCGCCAGCCGCCCGAAGTCGTCCAGGATCCCGAGGTCCTTGTTGATGATGTTCTTCTCCGCGGTTCCGGTATCCTTCGCCGCGAGGATGTGCAGCTTCTTCGGGCTCTCTGCGCATTTGAGCACAAACTTAAAGAGTCCTACTGTCGTTTTGCCCGCTGCCGTGGTCAGGTGCCTTCAAGAAATTCCACCGGAGCCCGGCATTTCAGGAAGGCTTTGTACTTCGCTGAAATCATCAGCTTCTCGGAACTCATGAAGGCCGATCACCCCCTCTCTAAGCACATTATGGGCTGTCATCGATCCCGATCTCCCGCAGAAGCTCATCCAGCTTCGTCTTCTCCGTCTGCAGGACCCCGTCAACCCGCACCTCCTGCTTGTCGCGCCAGTTGTCCGGCCGCCGGTTCTTCAGCCAGAAGATCAGCGCCGTCGTGTCCGGCGGCACGGTCTTCGTGACCGACTTTATGACGACCATTTCGAATTGTCCGGTTTCGCGGTTGAATTTTCGCTCCTTTACTTCCTCGTTATACGTGTACCCGCGTGCGCGTTTTAGTAAATTATTCTCTACTTCGAAATCTACAGCGTCCTTCCCCTTTTTTAGGGTGTCCGAAATGTCCGGATACTTCGACTTCCAGTCATTCAGCGTGCTGCGGGAAACGCCCATCTTCCGGGCAATCTGCTCCTCTGTAAGGCCGGACCGCGCCCAGCCCTGCAGGATCTCTTTGCCTTCATGCGTCAGCCACTTCTGGTACTTTCCTTTCGCCATCGTCCGTCACCTCCTGATCCGACGGCTTCTCTGTGCCCGAATTCGGCCCATTTCCGGGCTCCGCCCATCCAAAGCCATATTCTCTTAAGATCCGTGCAAAGTCCTCTGTATCGTGCGGATTGATGCGATATACCGGCTCCCCGTTCTTCTCCTCGACGTCTACGTGCAGGAGCTCATGGTACAGAAGGATCCGAAGCTGATCCTCTGACAGCCGGCAGACATTCGGTTCGTAGATCACGATCAGGAAGTCATACGGGATAAAACACTTATAGAGCTCCTTCACCCGGATGCACTCCCCGAGGACCAGATTGCCCTTTGCCTTCTTCTCTCGGTCCGAGCTGAGATATCCGATCGATACCGCTGCGTTCCGGATCCACCGAAGGTCTGCCCTGGCATCGATCACTTCCGCTGCGAGAGCCGCGTATCTTTCTGACTGTTCCGCGCGTTCCATCCGCTGCTCCTCCCTGAAAATCGGCCTGCTTCCGCGGAGGATTGACGGTGCAGGCCCCGGCAATTCGTGTTCTGCGCTTTTTTGCACACGCAAAAGGCCGGAGATCCGCTGCCTCCGGCCTGTAAGGGAGCCTCCTCCCGTTCTCTCATTTGACCATGCCCATTATAGCATGAAAAATCTCAACAAACTTCATCACTTTAGAAATTTTTCCTCGAACATTTTCCTTGCTTTCCAGAGGAGTGTGTAGACGCTCTCGGGCGTATAATGCATGCGCTCCGAGATCCATCTGATCCCGCGGCCGTCCAGGTAATAAAATTTCAGGATCCGGCGGTACTGTCCCTCCATCTGGTCCAGGCGGCTGATGATTTCCAGATATTTCGCGCTGTATGCCTCCTGCAGCTTCAGCAGGCGCTCCTTCTCCTCGAAATTCCGGACGATCATCTCCTCCTGGCGGTTCATCGGGGATGTCTGCACCCGCACTTCGTCATATCGGACCGCGCCGGCGGAGCGGATGGCCGCTTCCCTGGCGCTGATCTCCTGGGAAATGCGCGCGATGTCTTCCCGAAGCGCCCTGACCTGAGACAAATACTCCTTTGCTGTCATTCGTCCTGCTCTCCTTCGGCCTTATCAACGATTTCCAGATTCGGATGCCGGCGCCGGTACGCCTCGATCTCGTTTGCAGGAATCGTGCGCGTCACGTAGTACACCGCCCGTCCGCTGTAATGCTCCGGATAGCAGATCCGGACCTCGTCACGCTTTACCGGCTTTTCTCTTCTTCCCTGATCCGGAGCGTTCTCTCTCCATATGCTGCCCTTTTCTGACATGTCTGTCTCCCGTCCCTGTCTTTTTCATGATATAGCGCTGGTATGGATAGCCCGTAAGCGGATTCACCCCGCTCTCGATCGAGCCCTTCAGCAGTTCGTATCCTTTGACCGCCTTCGGTTCATCATGGAATGTCCTGGCGCCGATGACCTCCGTCTTCCCCTCCGGCACGATCAGGTTCCGGCTCCGGCTGTAGTAGGTCCCGCTGCCGTCTTCCTTCGTTTCCGTCTTGATGACATATTCCGCCAGAGACTCAAACTCGCCGTCTTCATACAAATGCTCGCTGATCACCTTCTGGGCGTATGTCCAGAGCTCCGAGATCCGCTCTGTGATCCCCGGCAAATTGTTGATGATCAGGTGATGATGGCAGCCGCCCCTTGAACCGCGCTCTGTCGTCACGATCCAGCGGATCTCCTGCCCCTGCTTCCTGTATGCCGCTCCCAGCTTCCGGATGAAGCGCCGGAAGCAGTCCTTTGCCTCCGCAACCGACGCCGGCCGCCGCTCCTTCCGGTATGGCAGCGTGATCCACAGGTCGCCCTTCTGGAAGTTCGCGAGGATCAGGAGCTGAAGCTTCTCTTTCCTCTGCTTCCTGTTCTCCCGCTCCATCGCCTCCGGCGTCCGCTTCCCCCGCCTGCCCCTCTTTCCGCCCGGGTACCGGTAGGAGTGGCTCTTCTTTATGATCCTGTAATCCCCGGCCTGCCAGACGGTCCTCTTGTACATCTCCTCACGCTGCTTTCTGTCGTAAGTTTAATATCCTTAATCAAGTTATAAACGGCCTGCGCCGTTGTTTCAGAATGCTGTCCTATGGTTTCGCCTGACACGGTTTTTGACGCCGTGCCAGGCTTTAAGATGGGGGAACAAAACGATATATATTATGTGAAGGGGAGCCCTTCGTCGTCCACGCTGTCCGGGATCGGCATGAAGCCGTCCTCGTCTGCCGCTGCCGGATTGTAGGACCCGGCAAAGTCCGGTGCGGCATGTCCATATTCTCTTTCTACGGATCCTGTTCCGCTTCCGGATCTCGTCGGTGTAGATACTGCAGCGCCGCTGCCAGATGCCTGGCTGTTTTTGGACTCGGCAAATTCCTGCTCTTCGATAACAACGTCTGTTGTATAGACCTTGTGGCCGTCCCGGTCCGTATAAGATCCAGTCTGGATCCGGCCGGCTACAAGCATCTTCATTCCCTGGCGAAGATATTTCTCCGCGAATTCTCCTGCGCGTCCAAAGGCGACACAGGAAATGAAATCCGCCGTCTGTGAATTGTCATCACGCTTCTGCATCCGCCGGTCAACAGCAAGCGTATATCTCGCGACGCAGATCGGCTGTGAACTCTGTGAATACCGGACGTCCGGATCTCTCGTGAGGCGTCCACATAATAAGACTTTGTTCATTTCTTCTTTTCCTTCTCCTCATATTTAATGCAGCAGTCTTCCGGCGCCGTATCTTCGCCATAGTAGCTGCTTTCAGGATTGATACAGACATTCACTTTGTCTGTACGACTATATCGCCACCATCGGCAATCTTCACAATGATATGGAGTCTGGTTTTTAGTTTTCATCGTAATTCTCCCGAAATAATTGTGTATATTTGTGTATTTTCTGCTTGACAAAATACACAACATTGTGTATAATATAATCATCGAAAGGAGGTATGCATGAAACCAAGAGATCAGGCAATCAAATTTCTGAATGAAAACGGTTACTTCTTCAAGATGCACGGCGCGAATCACGACCAGTACTATTCAGAAGCCACAAGAGCCAAGATCCCGCTCAAGCGTCACGACTTCAACGAAAACGACCTTCGATACATACAGAAGGAAGTCAAAAAACTCAATGAGAGGCTGGGCCGTTAAGGCCCTCCCTCGTATATATTAGGAGGTTTCTATGAGATATATTTACACTGCCGCATTTTCCTTCTCGGATGATGTTGTTTATGCCCGGGTCCCGGATCTTCCCGGATGTATTACTACAGGGCATGATCTGCGGGACGCAATCGAGCAGATCACCGACGCAGCATCCGGATGGCTTGTCGTCGCCGAGGATGAAGGCGATCCGATCCCCGCTCCTACACCTCAGGCCGAAATTGAGCTCGAGGATGGCGACGCACTTTCCTTCATTCAGATTGATACAATCGCCTATCGTGCTCTTACTGATTCCCGCGCAGTTCGCAAGAACGTCTCGCTTCCGCTCTGGATGGTAAACCTCGCCGACAAGCGCGGAATCAACTGTTCTCAGGTTCTTCAGGCTGGCCTGTTGCAGCAGTTTAATTCATGATCCCTGGTTTCATCTGGCGGCAGCTTAACGGCTGCCGCTTCTTTTCATCCTTCTTTACCTCCTCAGAGTCCTAAAACACAATATCCTTCTTTCAATCCATGCTCAGGACAGTTTCGTAAGATGTACTTGATCCGAATATTATTTAGGAATCGCCCTGTAAACTTTTCTCCGTCCCATTCGTGCAAGTGGATACAATCACCCACCTGGAAATCGCGATCATCTTTTCGTATTTCAAAGCGTTTAGTGCCGTTTTGTATTGCTTCAAAGTATTCTGGCAGTATCTTAAGCTTATGCTCCATCGTGTATGATCGCTCTTTGCCCTTTTCAAGGTCGATCATTTCTCACCTCCATCAATCGCCATATCGTAGACAACTGCGGTGCTTTTGTACTTACGCAAAACGGACACGGTTTTAGTTCATTCATCTTCGCCACCTCGATAGCTTTCCGGGAGAGGCATCCACGCGGTTACCCAACCGTCCCAATAAACGTCCGCCTGTTCCTCGGTTATCGGCACACGGCTAAACTTCCCGATTATGTCATACAGCGCAAACATGTGCTTTTTGGCATTATCAATCCATTGCGACTTGCGTTTGTCAAAGTATAACCGCATTGTCCGACCGTCCTTGAGCGAACACAAATACCAACCATACGCGTCTGGTGATTTTTTCGTCACAGGAATCCACCTCGGCCATGACTGTGACTTCTTGAATCTGATGCCTCCTTCAGTAATTTCAATTGAATCAAGTTTTACGCCTTTGGCCTGTTCTGCAACAAGGCCAGAGATTATATCTTCATATTCTCTGGCACGTTCCTTCCAAAAGGCCACTTCGCCACCCTGTTCTGGCTGTGCAGATAGTGGAGATATAAAGTATCTCCTCAGATAATCCGATATAACATCCAAATCGTAGGAAGAGTATCCTTCGAGGTCATGCCCGATTCCATTGTCATCTATTTCCAGATAAACGATGGAGTAATAAGGTCTGCCGTTTGAGTTCCTAACAATCAGCTTCACGAACTCGCTTTTAGGCTCTGTCTGCGCGGATGGTGCTATATCTCTTACCAGATGGATAAATATGTTTTTATCTTTTTCTGTATCAAACTTAATCCATCCTTCATTCACACACTCCATGAGCCACTGTCTTCTGATCAGATCATCCATCCATCCCCTCCGTACTTGTATTGTTCCTTTTCCTCGTCTGTCAAAACCTCGACAACCATCCTTTCGTCTCCATTCC